CGTAGACATTTTGCTGATAGACAAATGCATAGAAGAGCTAGTTATTCAGAAACTACAGGAGGACTAAAAATAGAAAAAGGATACAAGTCAGAAATTATTGGAGTATCATTAAAAGATAATCCTGATAAAGCAAGGGGAAAAAGGGGTAAGCTAATACTTTGGGAGGAAGCAGGAAAGTTTCCTGGTCTACTTAAAGCCTGGCAAGTAGCACGGCCATCAATGGAACAAGGTAAAATTACTTTTGGTTTAATGATTGCGTTTGGTACAGGTGGTACAGAAGGGGCCAACTTTGAAGCGCTAGAAGAAACATTTTATAATCCTAAAGGTTATAATATTCATCATATAGAAAATATTTGGGATAAAGGTAGAGAAGGAACACAGTGTGGATTCTTTATGCCTACTCTTATGAACTATGAAGGATGTTATAATAAATACGGAAGGAGCGATCAAGACAAAGCAAAAGAATGGGAGGATAAAGAAAGAAAACTAATTAAAGAGAATGCTCAAAATGCTAATGCTTATTCTCAACATGTAGCAGAGAATCCTTATACTCCTCAAGAAGCAGTGATGAGAACTGCAGGTTCTATATTCCCAATTAGATATTTAAGAGAACATCTTACTGAAATAGAATCAGACACTAAGAAGTATATAGATACTTCATGGATTGGTAAGTTTGTAGTAGAAGCTACAACTGGTAAAGTTGATTGGAAACTGGACCCAGATGCTAGACCAATTACTGCATTTCCACTTACAGATTCAAACAATATTGATGGAGCTCCCGTTCTATATGAAATGCCTTATAGAAATGCTGATGGAGATATTCCTTATGGAATGTACATAGCAGGATGTGATCCATACGATCATGATGAATCTCAAACAAACTCGTTAGGTTCGTTATTTATAATGAATGTTCTTAACGACAGGATAGTAGCTGAGTATACAGGGAGACCTTCCACGGCGGAAGAGTTTTATGAATTGTCACGTAGAATATTAATATATTTTAATGCTAGAATGAATTATGAGAATAACCTTAAAGGATTATTTACATATTTCAAGAATAAGAATGCAACTCACTTACTTACTGATACTCCTGAAGTGCTGGTAGACAAAGAAGTAATGACTACAACTATGTTGAACCGTAAGAAAGGTACACCTGGTACGGTAATGGTTAACAAATGGGGCCGAGAATTAATTAAGACTTGGTTACTAACTCCTTGTCCAGATAATCCAGACGTAATGAATTTACAAAAGATTCGTTCCATCCCACTACTAAAGGAGTTAATTTATTGGAACAAGGAAGGTAACTTTGATAGAGTTTCTTCGTTAATCATGTTAATGATTCAAAAACAAGAAGTTGCACGAATAGATGTTCATAAAGAAAAAAAAATAAAAACATTATCGCAAGATCCATTTTGGGATAGGCCATTTAAAACACAAAATAGCTATAATAAATGGAACTTATAAAAATAAATAATTATTATTGTAAATTGATAAAATTCAAAAAAAGAAATGGCGTATAATAATTTAACTCAGTTTCCTTCTCAAAAGAAATCAACTGCTCAAAAATTAGCGAGTAATAAAAAATGGGCAAAGGAATGCATTGATGCTTCTGAAGGTATTACAGACTTTAAAGACAATAGAATTCGTAGATCTTATTATAACAAGAAAGTCAACTATGATTTGTACAATGATATCTTAGATCAAAATGATATTCAACAAGTTACAAATCCAATGGGATTACGAGATACTTCATTTCCTGCTAAGATGCAAAACTATCCAATAGCTAATCCTAAGATAGATCTTTTATTAGGTGAAGAATATAAAAGAAGATTTGATTGGAGAGTACGTTCTGTAAACTCAGATGCTATATCACAAAAGGAAGACGAAAAGAAAAATCAAATAATGCAACTGATGAAGGAGCATTTAACTGAAGATGTATTTGATGAAGAAGAAGCAAAAAAAGAATTACAAAAATTAAATAAATATCTTAATTACGATTACCAAGATCTTAGAGAATTAAATGCTACTAGACTTCTTACATATTTATACAAAGACCAAAGCCTTAAAACAAAATTCAATGCAGGATTCTTAGACGGTTTAATTTCAGCAGAAGAAATTTATTGTTGTGATATTATATCAGGAGAACCAGTAATGAGAAAAGTAAATCCTCTTAATCTTCATACTTTACGTAGTGGAGATTCTCATTTTATTGAAGATTCAGATATCATAATTGAGTTCTCATATGAATCAATAGGGAGAGTAATAGATATGTTCTATGACGAACTTACGCCTAAAGAAGTAGATGACTTAGAGTCTGGTCATTCTTTAAAGAGCGAAACTAATTCACCATTAAATCATAAAAGTGCTAATGCTATTTTTGATCTTAGCACTTTAGCACAAGAACGTAATGGACAAGATGGACTGGTTGAAGTAAATTCAAATGCTGATCAATCTTATACAGGTGGAACATACGATACTGAAGGCAATGTAAAAGTTACTAGAGTAGTATGGAAATCTAGAAGAAAGCTAGGCAAATTAAAATATTACGACGAAGAAGGAAACGAACAAGAAAAGATTGTTGACGAAAACTATAAAGCAGAGAAAGAGAGAGGAGAAGAAATTAAATGGATTTGGGTTAACGAATGGTGGGAAGGTACAAAAATCGGGGAGAATATTTATGTTAAAATTGGACCACGTCCTGTACAATACCGTTCAATGGATAATCTTTCTAAATGTTATCCTGGATATGTAGGCACACTATATGCTACTAATGATTCAAAAGCGAAATCATTAATGGATAGAATGAAACCATATCAGTATCTATATAATGTATTTATGTATAGAACTGAATTAGCATTTGCTAAATCTAAAGGTAAAATTGCACAACTTGATTTATCTTTAGTACCAGACGAATGGGAACTTGATAAATGGATGTACTATGCTGAAGTATTAGGATGGGCCCCTGTTGACAGGTTTAAAGAAGGAACTAAAGGTGCAGCTCAAGGAAAATTATCTGGGCAATTCCAACAACCTACTCAAGTATTAGATATGGAGATGGGTTCATATATTCAACAACATATTATGATGTTAGGATATCTAGAGAACCAAATGGGAGAAATAGCAGGTGTTACTAAACAACGTCAAGGACAAATAGAGAATAGAGAATTAGTTGGAAACGTTGAAAGAGCAGTTAGTCAATCATCTCATATTACTGAGAAATGGTTTTCTGTTCATGATAATACAAAACTAAGAGCGCTAGCTACTTTATTAGAAACAGCTAAGTACGCATATAAAAAAGGTTCTAAGAAATTACAATATGTAACAGACGAGTTACAAACTGTAATGTTTGAAATAGATGGAGAAATGTTTAACGAAGCTGACTATGGATTATTTATCTCGAATACTAATTCGGATATGGAATTACTTGCTTCTCTTAAGTCACTTGCACATGCAGGTATACAGAATGATAAGATATCGTTCTCACAACTTATGGATATATACAATTCAGAATCTATATCTAGTATTCGTAGAAAAATTGAGAAGAGCGAAGCAGACAAAGCTCAAGAAGTTCAAGAAGCTCAAAAACAACAACAAGAGCACGAGCAACAAATGGCAGCTAAACAACAAGAAGTTCAAAAAGAACTTCAACAAATGCAAATCGATAACCGTGAAGACGAACAAGCTCATGAGATGGAGAAAGCATTACTGGATAGTAATACTAAACTTCAAATTAAAGCTATGGATTTCAACACAGGAGAAGAAAGAGATGATGATGATACTAATGACAATTCTGTTAGAGATGACATCGATTTACAAAAACTTGTTCAATCTGGAAAGAAGATAGAGCAAGACTTTCAGTTGAAAAAAGAACAACTAACGGAAACTAAACGTAAGAACTTAGCCGACGAAAGAATAAAAAATAAGGATTTGAAGCAAAAAAAGGAGATAGCCTCCAAGCCTGCTATGACTAAATAAAAAAGCTATAAGCTAATTTTTATTGTTAGAAACACTAACAAAAAATTGTAAAATCACTAAACAGTAACTAATATTGCATTATGAATTTAGACGGAGAAATAAATTTTGATATAGACTTGAATTCAATCGGAGACGAAATGATTCAAGTAGATATGCCAGCTGGCGCGGACGTTGCATCCTCGACAGAAGACCCAGAAACTCAAGAAATTGGGAAAAACTCAACAACCTCAGAAACCGCAGTGGACGCAGGAGAGGCGAAAGAGAAAGATCCGAATCTTATTGAGATTCCTGATACACCAACCAATCAGTCAAAGACTGAGGATAATAATTCTGGAAAGAGCCCTTCTCAGAACGCTAAGGCGTCTGATTCTCCGACAGATAATAAAATTGCAACTCTAGCTAAAGCATTAACTGAGAAGGGCGTTCTTTCTGAAATACCTGACGATTTTGATGGTACAGTAGAAGGATTACTTGGATTAGTAGGAGGAGAAGTAAACATAGGAATACAATCTTATAAAGATTCGCTTCCTGAAGCTATTAGAAACGTTATCGATAATTACGAAGAAGGAGTTCCTTTGGACAGAACAATCGCTAATCAATCTAGACAAATAGAATACAAATCCATTACTACAGAATCTATAAATGATAATATTGAGCTCCAAAAAAGATTGGTAGCTCAAGATCTAATCAACAGAGGATACTCGGAAGAGAAAATCGCTAAAAGATTAGAAATGTTTGAAAACAATGAAAGTCTGATGGAGGAAGCAAAAGATGCTCACTCCACTTTACTTCAAGCTGAAGAATACCGCGAAATAGAAATGAAGAAAAATGCAGCGGCTAATTTTAAAAGGCAAGAAGATAACAATAGAAAGACTTTAGAAGATATTAAAACTTCTATTGACGCATCTGAAGAGATTGTGCCAGGAATGAAATTAAATAAAACTTCTAGAGACAAGTTATACAAATCATTAACCTCTCCAGTAGATAAAGATGCAAATGGAAATCCCATGAATGCAGTCGCTGCTACGAGAGCTAAAGATGTGTTAAAGTTCGAGACTACTTTGCATTACTTACATCAGTTAGGTGTATTTAATGGAGATTGGTCTAAGTTAACAAAAGTAGCTAAGAGTAGCGCCTCTAAAGAATTAGAAGCCCTTCTTGATAATACTAATGACTTCAACGGAAACAATTCAGGTTCAGCAGGAGTATCTCCTGGTGCTGGTTCGGTTCTAGAAGGAATGAAGATTTTTGATAAATAAGTAACAAGTAAAATTTAAATAATATATGTTAATTTCACCACTACAAAAGTATGAGCCAAAAGATTGGACTGGCCTTACTACCGAAAATCACTTAGGGGCATTGTTCGCAATAGAACCTCAATTAGTGACAAGTTTAATTGAAAATATCTACCAAGTAAATCTTGGCGATGATTTAATTAGCTTTATGAATCAATTTCCAGTTGAACATCTTGAAGATGACAGACCATATGAATGGATGTTACAAGGTGCAGATGAGAAAAACTATCCGTTAGTTGCTTCTTATGCTGATTTCGACAAAAATGCTTTACCAGCGAATGCAGGTATTAACATTACAAGGTTTGTCTTAGAATTTCCTGAAAGAGGATTCGAAGCTACTGACGTTATTGTTGGTAACAAACCAGATCTATACAAGTTGAGAGTTGTTGCAGATCCTGTGCCTGCTGGAACTAACTACTTATATATGGTTGAATTAGTAACAGGTGATAGCAACCTTTCAGTTCCTGCTGAAGATGTAGCTGCTGGTACTAAGTGGTCTAAAGAATATTCTTTAGTTGAACAAACACTTTCAACTAGAGGTGGACTTACAAGTCACACTTCTCCTTTCAGAATGCAGAATGTAATGTCTATGATTCGTAAGCAATACACTGTACCTGGAAACATGATCCGAAAAGGTAAGAATAAGCCATTGGCTTTCTCTTGGAAAGATCAAAGTGGTAAAACTCAAACTGCTTGGATTAATAAGTTAGATTATGACTTTATGGTTCAATGTCGTAGAGAAATGGCTAGATTGTTAATGTTTGGAACATCTAACAAAAAAGCTGATGGTACTTATGGTAACGCTGGAGATTCTGGATTCGAGATTCGTTCTGGAGCTGGTTTAAGAGAGCAAATTGCTCCTTCAAACAAATTCATGTACAACAACTTCGATCTTGATTACTTGACTGAAACATTGTTAGGTTTATCTGTAGGGAAATTACCTGAAGATAAGAGACGATTTGTATTAGGAACTGGAGAGTACGGAATGTATCAATTCCATAAAGCTGCTGAAGAAAAAGCTTCTAACTTTACTCCTAACTTTTCTCAAGATAGAATTTACAAGTCTGGAGAAAACAAAATGGGATACAGAGGTCAGTTCTTAGAGTATAAGACTGTAAACGGTATTACTGTTGAACTTATGCATGTACCTCAATATGATGATCCAGTTAGAAATAAATTGTATCACCCAGATGGAGGTTTAGCTGAATCTAGACGTTATACTATCATGGACTTCGGTACTGCCGATGGAGACGCAAATATCAAGCGTGTTGCTATGAAAGGAGATGAAGAAATCTTCAAGTATATCCCAGGTTTAAGAGATCCTTATTCTCCATACAACAACTTGACTAAACCAGGAATGGCGTCTACATCTGTTGATGGTTACGAAGTACACAAAGCGTACATCGGAGGAATAATGGTTAAAAATCCAATGAGAATGGCGGAATATATTCCGAACATTTTAGCATAAAATATATAACTAGGCAGTCTGCAGAAAACTGTGGACTGCCTTTTTTTTAATTAATAATAAATAAAATGGAGAAAAAATCAGTAGTTGCAACTGAGGAGTTTAATCCTCTACAAGAAAAAACAATTAGAATAGTAGCTGTGCCAAGGAGTAATAATTTACCTCCTGATCACGACGGAGCATTTATGTTCACTGGAACAAAACATAGTGTTTGTTTACCGTTCGACATTAAGAAAAATGGATTGTGCAGAGTCCTCACAAGAGAGGAACAAACGTTCTTTGAAAACGAATTAGATTTAGAAAAAGGAGATTTATCTGTCCATAAAAAGAAAGATAATTTCTGGCATACGTTCTACGTAGTTCTAAGTAAAGATGATCACTCATTAGATCTTAGTGATCCAATGGATAATCTTCGTTACAGAGTACTAGCTGTACAACCAGATGTAGCCCCAACATGGGAGCAAAGATATAGTTCAGGTGCATATAAATTTGCATTAGTGGATGATGAAGTTAAAACGAGAATTGCTGTGAAGCAAACAAATACTCGTAAAGATGCGTATAAGTTCTTAGGGAAGGTTGAAGACCATCCAGATAGAATGAGAGACGTTCTTCGTATCTATGGAGAAGATCCTGGAGCACGAGGTAAGAAGAAAAAAGATGAGTATAGAGAAACATTAGTTAAATCTTTAGGAGACTTAATTGATGATGATGCTAAATTAGAAAAACTAATGTTAGTAGTAGCTGATCCTCATTTTGAAATGAAAATATTTATTGAAGATGCACTTGCGATTGCAGCATTAAAGAAAGAAGGTACTAAGTACTATCTTCCTGGAGATGATAAAATCGGTGGGACGCTTCAAGAAACTATAGATTATTTTAAAAACGCAGTAAACCAAGATGTTTATTTGAAAATTAAAAATCAAATCGATATAAGTAACTAATGCAGTATTTAACAGCCGCCGAAATGAAAGTTGAGTTTGAAATCTTATTTGATAAGATTACTAACTTATCAGCACCAGGATATGATAATGATGAAATATCATTATTCTTAAACTTAGCGCAAGAGAGAATTTTAAAAGGCAGACTGAATCCGAAAGGAAATAAATACGGAGATACATTTGAAGAAACAGAGAAAAGACGTAAAGACTTTTCTGAATTAATAAGAGATGCTATAGATGGGAGTGGTAATTTAACCACTTCCATTTCTAGTAATCAAAACGGAATACTTCCTAATGGTGTATTTTTTGATTTACCTCTAGACTTTTTATATGCTATTACAGAAAGAATAGAAAGCGATATTGTTTGTGGAACAAGCTTTAAACAAATAGATGTTAAGCCTATTACTCATGACCAATATAATATTAATGTAAATAATCCATTTAAACAACCTGATGATAAATTAGCTTGGAGAGTGGACTTTAGTAGAGAAAATGTAAGTTCTACAGAAAAAAAGAGACATGAAATTATAACTGATAGTTCATATTCTCCAAAAAAGTATTACCTTCGCTATATTAAACGTCCTGTGGACATTAATATTGATGGAGCCATAGATTGCGAATTAGATGCTGCAATACATAGAGAGATTGTAGCAAAGGCCGTAGAAATAGCATTAGAGACTGTTCAAGACCCAAGATTCCAATCAATGAAGATTGAAAATAATGAAATTGAATAAATAAATAATAATTAACTTAAAAACGTGTAAAATGAACACAACAACAAATTCACAACTTTTACTGGTAGCTCTAGATGTAGCTAGAACAGCTTCAGTAAGTTTAGACCCTACATCAGCTGACTATTTAGCTGACGGAGAGGTAGTAGTAACAAGAGAAGATGGTAGAACAATATTAGTAGCCGCTGCTAGTCCAATGCCAGCTAAAGTAAGAGTCGTACAACGAAAAGGTGATAAGCTAGTAGCTTCTCCAATTCTTGACGGAAGCAAATTAAAATCTTATAAAGGTGCTGCATATGCTGCTGCAACTGAACAAGTAACTTACATTGGATATAATGGTGCAAGCGAAGCTATTGACGTAATCAATTCTAATGTTTACTTAACAAGAGTTATCCGTCAGGATACACAATCTACTTTCTTAAATAAAGAAATGATGAAGTTTGGTACTTTAAAATCTAGTGCTTCTGCTTCTCAATCTGAAATTTCTTTAGGATTAGCTTCTTCTTTAATTGCTAACTTTGCAAGAGAACCAGAGAAAGAAATTAAATTCGAAAGTGTTTGTGATGACGCAGGCGCAATTATCCCTACAGGGACAGGTACAGTAAATGTATCTAACGGTTCTAAAGTTATCACATTCGCAACTGCGGTTGATAATGCAACTGGAGCAACTGTATTATTAGTTAATGAATTTTTAAGATTCGGAACTGCTGTAACTGATCCAGTTTATAAGATAATGTCTATCGATGTTCCTAATGAGCAAATCACTTTAGATCGTCCTTATGAAGGCGTTTCTGATAGTGCTGTAGCTAATAATACAATCGAGCGTATTACTGTAGCTTTAGGTGCTGCTGCTGACTGGGGTGTTAAAATGACTGGTCTTGCTAGAAAATTCACTGCTGGTACTTTCAAATATTCTAAAGTAAGATTTGAAGTAACATTAGCTGAAGACTTCGGTACTACAGTTGTTACTAAAAGTGCTGCTGCAACAGAAGGTGTAGGAATGTACGAACAAGTAGCTGAACTAGAATGGTTTGTAGGAAGTAACGCAATCGAAAGAATTGGTACTCCTTCTCCAGTTATTACTGCTTCAGTAGGAACTGAGTCTGGTCACGGATACGGATGGATTGAAATTGCTTGCGATAACGTATCTCATGTAGGCGTTGCAGGACCTGCAGTTTCTAAAATTGAAGTAAAAATTGCTTGTAACGGTGGAGCAGCTGGTGGTACTTTTGGTACTTCTATTACTGATAACACTAACGGTGTTGCTGATACACTTGATGCATGGGCATCTGCTCATGGCGGATTTGCTGCTTCAGGATTAGCATAAACAAATAATTATAAATAATATATAGAGCTCTTCGGAGTTCTATATATTTTTTGTATTTTTACCTTAACATTATATCCT